GTTGCGGCGTATCTGCGCCACCGCGTTGCGGGTGGAGCAGTGATCGCCGGGCGAGAACGAAACCGTCTGAAAAAATTTTCGCTCGCCCAATTTCCAGTACAGCTTGAGATGCTTCCCCCATTCCTCCCGTTCTATGGTTCCCTTCACCCGCGCTATCTCGTCGCGGATCAATCGTTCGTGGTCCCGCATTGTGATCGCTCCTAGCTCTTTGCGTACCTCTCGTTGACATATCCCGTGGCTGCGAGCGGCAGGCCCTTTGCCCAAGCCGGTCCCGCCCGCATGACGACGCGCATGGCGTCAAACAACTCTTGCGCGTCGCCCTCGTCCGCGATGGCGATAATCTCGTCATGCACGGTCTGTCGAAGATTGTCGCCCCACCCCGCCGCGTCGAGCTTGACCAGCGCGTCGGCCATGATGTCGCGCGCCGTCGCCTGCGTGGCGTTCTCGATCAGCTTGCCCCCATAGGTGCGAAGCTCTTCCCATTTTCGCGTGTATTGGTTGACGCCGTTGTAGACGACGCCGCCGTCCACGATCCTCGCGTCGCGATAGACGACGCGCCTGCCGCTCGGCAGCGTCATCAGGAGCGCGCCCGCCAGTTTCCCGTCAGGCTTGCCCATCCGGAATTCCAACAGCCCGTTGACCGGGAAACTCATGCGCGGGTTCGAGATCGCCCGCATCGCCTGCTGCTCGCAGGAATACCACGCATTGACGATGGGCCAGTTGGCGCTGCGCCAGTTCTGCACCGCGAGATCGGCTTCATCGAGCGTGAGTTCTACGCCATAAACGAGCGCCGTCTCTTGGAACTTCGCCGCGCCCATGCCGTAGCCGCAGGCAAGGATCAACACCTTGCCGAACTGACGGTTGTTGCTGCCCTGCTGCTGGGCGGCGAAGACATACACGTCGTCGCCGCGCTGAAAGACTTGGAGCATGGCTCCGTGCAGCGAAAGCCACGCCACCACGCGGGCTTCGATGGCGGAATAGTCGCACACCACCAGAAGTTTTCCCTTGGGGGCGCAGAAGACCCCACGCAGGCACGACGAAACTACATCAAGGGGTTTACCCCAGATCAACCGGAGCGCCTGATCGTCCGCCCCCTTCTTGATTGCGTCGATTGCGCCCGGCACGTCCTTGATGATGGGCCGGGGAAAGTTCTGGATTTGCGGACCACGCCCTGCCCAGCGAAGAGTTCTTACTGCGCCGCCATATTGCGCCAGATGACGAGCGTTGCCGTCGATCTGGGAGAATTCCTTGATTGACGCCAGCTTCGCCGTCGAAGTCTTCGCCGCGTCGAGCCGGAGTTGCAAAACCTCCTGCGCATCGAGAGGAAGACGTTGGAATAGGGGATGGCCCATGAATTCTTCAAGCACGTCCCGCGCCAGACTGTCGCGAGGGTAGCCGCGCGCCTGCACATAATGGAGAATGCGCGTGTTCTGGGTGAACGAAGTCACCACGCCCTGCGTCACCGCGTCGAGCATGAAGTTCAGATGATGCATCTCGTGTTCGGTGAGCTTCGCCAGCTTGTCGAGCAGGTCGCTATCCACGGGCAGGCCCGCAAGCTGCATCTTCTGGTCGATCAGCCACAGGGCGCGCTCGTTCGCCGTCATACGCGGAATGATCTGCCAGATAGCGCGCTCGGCTTCCACGTCGGCGCGATTATATTCGATCAGCGCGTCCAATTTTTCGTCGCTAGTGAGATGCCACCATGTCAGCGGGTCTTCGCGGCGCGGACGCGCCATGCGCTTCATGTTGGCCGCGCCCTTCTTGTCCTTGACGAAGAGCGAGCCGCAGGCGTCGGCGGCTTGGTCGAGAGACATGGGCAAACCCGCGCACGCCGCCGTCGCCATGACGCAATGGAATTGAGAAAGAGGAATTCGCGGCCACTGAAAGCGGTCGGCAAGGATGTTGTTCCACACCCCGAACTCGAAGGGCGCGTTCCACGCGAGTATCTGGGTGTCGGGGTGAGTGACTACGGCAAGGCGCTCGCGCGCCCCCGCCGTGCTCTTGTGGGTGTTCTTGCTGTCGAAGACGAGGGTGTCGATAGGATTGTCGTCAATGGCGAACGACAACACGGTGGGGTGGGTGTCTTTGCGCTTCGTCCAAACGTCCGCGCCGACTTTCTTGAGATCGGAAACCCCGGAGAGTTCCACGTCGAGATGGACGAGCGTCGGCATGGATCACTTTGATAATTGCTTGCGTAATTCCTGTAGCCCCCGCTCGCGTTCGAGATCGGGCGGCATGGAGATGATCTCGACATACCATGATTTGTCTGGCGCTGCAATATGTTGTGGTACGTTATGCACAGGCCCATGATGACCGTCATCGCACCTTTGCGGTTGATGATAGCCCCAATGCGAGAAAAAATGACAAGCGTGAAGAGAAGAATGGTCGATCACGGCAGATTTCGCACTACCAGAATGGCGTGGCCCGCGATGTCGGCCCAATGGTCAGGGAAGTTGGGATCGCCATTGAGAATGCGCGCCATCTTCACCGCGTTCTGCTTGAGTGCATAGCGCTGCATATCCGTGAGGGTCCGCCAGTTGGGCGTCGTCTCCATCACCCGGCAAAGCTCGCCTTCGGTCAGCGCCGTGCCTGCGAAGGGACCGTGAGTTTTCTCCCGGCGATTGAGAACGGAAAGCTCGTCCTGTTTCGCCGCCTCGATCAGCGGTTTGACATTGAGCCGCGCCGCCTCGCGAATATGGCGCTCGACTTCGGTCAGCGCGTCTTCGTCAGGACCGTAAAGAGGGACTTTCTGTTCGTCGTTCATGTCAAAACCCCTGCCAAAATTTTTCGTCGCCCAACTTCGGCCCGGGCGCAAATCGGGAGAACGCGCCCGGGCCGCGTGATCCGGCGGGAAACCTCAAAGAGTAACCCGCCGAATTAGTAGTGATGATGTCCCGAGGGCATCATCAACGCGAGAATGAACGCCGCCAACACCGCCCCCGCGAGACAGAATGTCGGCGCGAGAAGGATCAAGAGCAGTATACGGAAAACCGGGAGTTTCATGGTCAGTGCCCGGACCAGCCGGTTGACCAAGCCGGTTGCGGCATCCTGATTTTCCGCTCGCCGTCGTCGAACGCCCGCTTGGCGAACAGGAGCCGGATGCGCGAATAGCAGGGAGCGCGGTCGCGCTCGCCCATCATGCGCCCGACCAGCCAGTCGAGATATTGCCCATCGGCAGAGAGCGCCATCAGACAGCGCTTGAACTGCTCGTGGCCCATTACAGCATAACGGCGATTGCCGGTGCGCTCGGTGTCGAGCACCAGCTTGCGCCACAGCCACATGCACAAGGTCAAGTTCAGCGCTAGCCACAATCGTGCGTAGGCGGTGTCGTGCCCCCACGCGGAATGGGCGACGCCCATGAACTCGGCCAGCTTCTCGACTTCGGCCTTATTGAGGGTCTTGACCAGTTCCGCCGCCGTGATCCGCCCGACGCTGGGCGTGTCGAAGCTGGAGCCGTACCACTGCTTAAGCACTGCGCTCATGGACAGGATCGGGCTATGGATATTCCGGCGAATATTCCCGTAGCCGATATAGGGACACCGCTCGCGGAGCGCCGAGAGCGTATCCGAAGACGCTTCGAACGCCCGCAAGATGTCGTCGGGCTGAAAGTTGACCAGCCGGGTGTTCAACTCCACGAAATCCACCGCCATGTCGGCGAGGTTGTCGTAGTGCTTGAACGACACGTCGGCGATGCACTCGCCCATGCCCGACAAGATAAATCCTTCCATCCGGTGTCTGCCGTCGCAGAGATACATTCCGCGCTCCGGCCCCATTTCGATCACGCCAATTTCAATAGTTCCCTTGATGACCCCGCCGTTCGCCTTCAATTCCTCGGCCAGTTCCCTGACCTTGGCGTTGATGCGGACGGGCCGCTGGAACGGCGGGGCCTGCCACTTGTCCAAAGTCTCTCGGTCGATCAGCAACGTCTCCGTCACCGAACGGTCGGTTCGCGAAGCGGAGCGGAAGCCCGCGTCCGCCAAATCCCGCTTGGTCGTCATTCGCATGTTTGCATTGTCGAGCATTGCTGCTCTCCCCTGTTTTGTGGCGATGCCCTCGCCGGTTAAACGTCTTCCTCTTCGGAATGCGCGTCCTGCGGGAACGCCTCGGTGGCGTTCATTCTTCCGTCGAGCCGTCTTCCCGGCTTGAGGAACTGCACCACGTCAAGAAACAAGCCGACGCCCTTGTTGCCTGCCTGCTCGTAAGCAAAGGGACGCACGAAGGCGCGCGCCAGCCACCCGGCGTGGAACTCAGTGAAGTCGATCACTTCCTGCCGCTGACGGTTGACGACGCCGGGCTTGTTCTTCGACCACGGCTGGATGAAGATATCGCCTGCCTTGTAGCCGTCGTACTGGCCCGATTTCTCCCCTCCATCTCGAAAACAAGAGCGCAGATTGGCGGGGATTTTGTTCTTGAAGAATTCGAGCGCTGCTTTTTGACAGCCCTCTTGCAGGGCGCGGAACTCGGGCGACGCCTGTGCCGCCTTGTCGAAGATCAAGACCATCGAATAGCGCGGGTCTTGGTTCACTACCCCCGGCATGATGCGCGGCTTTTCCAGATTGAGGAAAGAAACCGTGCCCGGAGGAGTGAGGAACGCCTTGGTAGCCATTTTATAGTGTCCTTCTAGCAAAGGGTCTTTTGGGTCCGTGTCGTTAGGGTCGCGAAGCCACTGGCTTCGCAATACGGAGATGATCCTATGGGTCAGATCGCGCATTCTCAGAGGCGAACCCGAATTGGAGAAGGCGCGAAGCAACTCATAGAGAGTGTCTCCGTTAGGTGTTATTTCGAACTGTTTTATCGCGTTGTCAAGAGCCTCCTGTCGTTTTTGTTGATCGAGGGCGGTTTCCGCCACCTGCATCATCTGCTGCTGGATCGAAACATGGGGATCGTAGACGTTGCTGTTGCCCCAGCCGCTCAAGCCGAACCCGGCGGGATTATTCTGCATCGCGACCATCTGCCGATGGAGCGCTTCTGCTTCGCGGGCGTCCATGCGGCGCAGATCGTCTTGAGTGAGATCGCTCACACTTCTTCCTCGACCCACTCCGGCAGGCTGTCGAGCGCGTTGACGAGTTTGAGCGCCTTGAGCGCCGGGCAGATCGGTCCCGCCTGACAGAAATAGCAGTGGCGACCGGCGTTGAGTTCGAGGGCTTCGTGGGGATCGTTGATGGCGTCGATGGTCGGCTTGAGCACCATGCTCGACCACACGAGGATTTCAGCCACAGGCACAGTCCACGTGCGCACAGGCGCGCCACCCGCACGAGGTTGCACGATGACCAGCGTGACCAGCTTGGTGTTCTTGGCGAGATCGGGACGCTCGTTGAGAAGTTTGTACCAAGCCCCCACTGCGTAGATCATCAGTTGGGAATTCTCTTCGACATTTACGCCATGACCGCGCCCATACTTGAGATCGACCACGTAGAGGATGTTCCACCCCACTTGGTGCTCGTCGCCGCACCCGATGAAGTCGCCGGTTCCGAACACGTCGGGCGGTGCCTGCGCCCCGTTGTTCCAAAGTCCAGAAATATCGAGGCGTTGCTCGACGTAGCTCCACACGAGTTTAGCGCGCAGGTCCGAAACGAGGGTCACGTAAAGCTGGACCGCGTTGAGCATGTCGTTGGTGACTTCGATCTCGACCTTGGTCTGCGGATCGTCGCCAACCATGAACTTCATCCCCGGCGTCCACGGAATGTCGTCGATGCGCAACGCCGCTTCGCACAGAGTGTGGGCGAGCGTGCCTTCGTTGGCGGCGAACCCAGCGATGGGCGGGGGCAGTTGCGCCCACAGCGATGGCGCGGCCAGACAGTTCAGCCAGATTTCGCTCTTGGAGGGCGCAAGAAGAGCGTGCTTGGGCTTGGAAGCCATGAATTCACCATTCCGTGACGACGGCCACGTCGGGGAAACCGTTCTTCTTGAGATGCTCTTCGATGAATTTACACAGTTTGTGCGCGTCAGGCGCGGCTTCTTCGATGACGGCGTAGATCACTGCCGGATTAGACGGGTGAAGCTGAGACGTGCGCTGCTCGATATCGGTGCAGCCAAGGTCGCCCCAATTCACCCCGCCAAAATCAAACCCGTTCTTCATCTGGTCGAACGCGTCGGCCAGACCGGCGTTGACCACGTCGCGCAGGCGTTCGGCGTCACGAATATTCATCCCCGGTTCTCCCCGTCGTCAAACACGTCGAATGCTGCCTTTAGTTCCATGACGCGCTCGGCTTCATCGCCGTCTTCGATCAGGGCGGCGGCGTCGTCGATGGCTTGTCGATAACCGGCGCGATACGCACGGCGGTCAGGACGGTCGCGAAGCGCAGCCACATCGAAGAACCCGCGTAGCTGCGGCTGCTCGTCCATCAGATGACGGGCGTAATAGGCGCGGTGCGCGTTGGCGATTGACCAACCGTTGACGCGCATGTGCTCGAAAAGCATCGCCACGGAGTAGCGTTTATGGCCCTCCGCGTAGCGGGTCAGCGCCAGTTGGCGCAGCCGCTCATAGACGCCGGGATTGGCGGCGTGGAACCGCCGCCAATCATCGAGCGCAGTCATCTTCACACCTGCGCGTCCAACGGGATTTTGTTGGTCTGGATAAAAGCGAACAGCGCAGGCCGATGCTCTTCGGTGGTGTTCTTGATGAGGTTCACCTTGATGACGCCCCGGAAAGTCTCCAGTGCGGTGCGGATGGGGCCGCCTTGCGGCTCGGACAAGACCGCCTTGGTGATCGCCGCCTTGAGTTCGTCCAGCGGCGGAAGCTCGCCCGGGGCGTCTTCCTCTTCATCGGGCTGGGGCGGGGGTGCCTGCGCCGCCGCTTTACGAGCAGCGGCAGCTTTCGCCGCTCCCTTGAGCGGCTTGGGTTCGTCGGGAAACTCGCTCTTGCCCTTGGGGGCGACATAGTCGGCGCGCTCGTCACCCGCCTCTGGGTGCGTCTCCGAAGTTCCTGCGCCATTGCTTTTGGCCTCGCTGGGGGTGTCGCTCTCTCCCGTCTCGTCCTGCTTGTACCTGTGCGCCATCTGGTTGATGACGCTCGCCAGATGCCGGGCGCTCTCGGCTTCGATAATCAACTGGATTTTTGGCATTGGAGTTCTCTTCTTCCTTCATAAACCTGAGTTTGGGCAGCGTAATCGGACGCTCGTCCATTAGACCGGATCGAGGATTTGCTCGATCTCCCCTGATTTCCTCGCCAGAACCGATTGAATTCGCTCGTCGATGGTTCCCGGCAGAGTGATGAACCGCGCATTGACTTTCCGGGTTTGCCCGTACCGATGCGCACGCGCCGCCGCCTGATTGTTGTCGTTCGGCACCCACGATGCCTCACAAAATAGCACGTTGGACGACGCTGTCAAGGTGGCGCTCACCCCGGCGCTGACAATGTTGAGCAGAGCCACGCGGCAGTCCGGGTTGTTCTGGAAGCGTAAGACCAGCCGGTCGCGCTCGCTGCACAACAAGTTGGCGTCCCATTTGGTCGAAGTCGAGCCGTCGATCTGGATGACCCCGTGGCGCTTAAGGTTGGCGTGCAGCGCCGCGCCCACGTTTCGGTGATGATAGAACACGATGACTTTCTGGATAGGATCGCTGGCGATGATGTCGTGGACGATGTCGCTGACCGGGTCCACCTTGGCCTCGCCGATGAGCCTGCGGACAGTCGCCATATGCACCGTGCCTGCCGCGCACGCGGCGAGAAAATCTTCGTCGGAGAGGTTCTCCAAGCCCGAAGTGAGGCGCTTGAGTTCGGCCTTGGCTTCGACCGAGAGAGCGATGTTGTCGGGCAGCACGTATTCCGAGAACAAGATCGGGGGCAGGTCTTTGAGCACGTCCTTCTTGAGTTTGCGCGACATGAAGGGTTTCAGGCGCTCGTGCAGTTCGTGGGTTCTTTTTGACCCGACAATTCTCCAGCCGAAAGCGGTCTGCTTGGCGACGCAGAAGCGCTCGACATACTGGTCGTAGGTCAGGGGCTTCCCATTCTGGATGGTGATGATCCCGGGCGCGAGTGCATGGACTGTCGGCCAGAAATCCGCCGCGTGATTGAGAATGGGCGTGCCTGTCAGCGCCCACACGGCGGTGGCACGCTGAGTGATCCCCTTCATTCGATCAAACTTCTCGCCGTAGACCTGCTGGGTGCGGATAGCATTCACGTCTTTCAGCCCGTGAGTTTCGTCGCCGATGACCACGTCCCACTCCAGCGCCTTGAGCGCCTCGATCACCGGGTTCATGCGCGAAATCTGGGAGTAAGGGACAATGCGCGCGCCGCCGCCCTTAACCCAATCGCGGGGATTAACTCCGGGTTCGAGCACGCGGATGTCGCTGTAAGAAGTCCAGTCGCGGAAGTGCCTGTGCCAGACGCCCGTGGCGATGGGCGGGCATAGAACCAATACCCGATGCGCCATCAATTCTTGGCAGGCGGTGACTGCGGGCGGCGTTTTGCCCGAGCCTGCCTCCCACGCCATCAGACGGGTCGGCTCTTTCTTGAGCCAGTCCACGCCCTCGTCCTGAAAATCGCGAAGTTCAAGCATCAGACTTCCTCGACCGGCATCTTGCGTCGGCTCCAGTAGTGCGCCAGCAAGATCGCTTCGGCGCGGTTATGATCCAGCTTTCTGCCAAGAAACTCAGCGGCTTCCGGGTGAAGCTGGACAGCTTTCTGGCGTGCCCGCTCCTTGTCTTTGCCTATGCCCATTTCGCGCTTCCACGTTCCGGGCGTGACCGTGTCGAAAGGCATGTCGAGCGCCATGAACGTCCCGATGCAGACACCGTAGGCGCAACCGAAATTGAACGTGCTGGACACACCCTGACCGGGGCGAGCGCCGACTTGTTCTATCACGCAAAACAAAGGGTTAGCGACAGCGATGATCTTGGCGAGCATGGCTCCGTTGAGATGCTTGGAGAACCTCGGCAGGTCGCCGACTTCTTGGATTTTGCCGTCCTCACCCCATACGGCGTAAGCGCCGTTCAGGCCCGGATCGATGGCGAAAATGGTGTTAGGCATGGTGGGGCTTTGCCCTATTTCGAAGCCCCTGTCAAGCTGTCCGATATTGTGATGTTGCGTATGATGGTAACAGGCCCACACCCTGTGTATAAACGCCTGTCACCTTTTTTTCTCAATAATTTCAGTATCTACCACAGGTAACATTAAAACTACACCCAAAATGGAATCTCATGCGTAAAGAAAATAGGAACTACGTCGTATAGAAGGGGTTTTCCCTACGCGTGCGCGCGCGAGGCAAACCCCTGTAGTTTCCGTGTCACCTGTGGATGTGGTTGATTTCGCTTGATAAAAAAGGTAACAGGCAGTTCCTTACAGGGTGTAGTCCTGTCACCTTCGCCTAAAAACGGCGCTGCCCCCGGGGGGCTTTCGCCACATGCCGGGGGCAGTTCGGGTAAGATACACGAAGAAGCGTAGCTGTCAAGTCCTAAGCGAAATACGGGGTTTTCGGGGGGTGGGGCGGTTTGGCGGGGGTTCAGGACGAATGTTTCCCCCTCTGGGGAGAATTTCGGACCTGCCGCAAAACCGGGGACTTTTTCGCCATAAGGCGCGCCGGGATCAAGCCGGAGGGTTTTCAAACCATTAAATTCCCGGCCACTTTTTACGTATAAGGCATGGAAAAGCCCCTGCGTGGCGCGGCGCAGCGCCCGCGCGCACGCGCCCGCGCGCACGCGCCCGCGCGCACGCGCCCGCGCGCGCATGCGCCCGCGCGCACGCGCTCGCGCGCACGCGCACGCGCCCGCACATGCGCGAGGGCGCAGGCACGGGAAGGCACGAGGCACGGCGCGTTCGATCTCGGGGCGACATCCGGCACGTCCGACACGTCCGACACATCCGACACGTCGGCGGCGCTCGCCCCGGCGGCGCTCGCCCTAATTCCCGTTTTCATGTCGGGAAAATACCTTGGCGTCGGGCGCGTCGAGGCGCTCGACATGGACGCCCGATTGCTGGCGATTAGAGCGCCGCTGACGGGCGTCGAGCGCCCGGGCGTAGTTCGGGCGCGTCGAGCGCTCGACGGGCGTCAGCGAGGCGCTAATGGGCGTGTAGGGCGAAACGCCCGGGCAAAGTTGGCGGCGCAGGGCGTCGAAGGCGCGGGAAGGCGATTTGCCGGGGCTGGGAGGGGGGCAGGACGGGCGTTCCGCCCCCTGCCCTTGGAATGATACTGGCGAAGGCGAAAACCCATCAGCGGGCGTTTTAGACGCCCTAGCGTCGATTGCAACCTAGAATAGCAAAACGCCCGGGCGCAACGCCCGGGCGTTAAAAGCGCTAAAAAGCAAGTCTTTTCAACTTGCTAGCGCCCGCTTGGCTTTCGACGGCGCGTCGAGCAAGACTTGCAGCGCCTTAAATCCGTTTTTAGACAGGGCTTTTACGTCGTCAACGTAAATCTTGTCGTCGCCAAACGCCTGCGCGAACGGCCCGCGCTCGCCGCCGCTGATTTGCATTCCGACGCCGATAACCTCGACGCCCATTGCGTTCGCCCATGCGCGCAGCGCCACGATGTTCTGGGGATGAAAACTGTCCATGCCATCGGACAGGACCAAGAGCACGCGCCTTGTGACGCCGGAGCGCTTGGCGAGGTTTCGGACCATCGTTTTCATCGCGGGCATGAGAACCGTTCCGCCCGCCGCATAGGACGCCAGCGCCGCCGCGCGGTCGCGCGTCTCGCCCGTCCACGGTTGCTCGAAGCGCTTGGCGTAATCGACGCGGGCGCGCTCTTGCTGGTTAATGGGCGAACCCACATGCATGCCCGCAATCTCGAACGGGACGGAGGCGATGCGCAGGGCGTCGCCAATGTGAAGCGCCAGACAAGCGCTCGCTTCCATGCGCGAAGGCGAAACGACGCAAGTCCCGTCAGCGTTCGCGGTATACTGGCGCTGGCACATGCTCGACGAACCGTCGATCAAGAGCGACACGGCGACCTCGCGCCCTTCGTCTTCGACGCGGCGACGAAAGACGTTCAAGGTCCCCATGCGCGCCGCCATCATTTCGCGCATGTCCCAGCGCCCCGCGCTTTGCTTGCGCTCGACGCCGACGCGTTCCGGCGATTTGACGGCGTTTATCACGTGCCTGCGAAGACGCGCGGGGGTCTGAATAAGCGCGCCCACTTTGTCGGGCGAAGACCCATTGCCGGATAAATTCCGCTCGATGCTTGGCGGCGCGGAAAAGAACGCGGACGCATTCCGGTTTTGCGCCTCGACGCGTGACAGGTCTTTCCCATGCTCTTGCGCAA